AAGGGCGCTATTGCACTAGGTCGGGCAGCTATCAGCCTAGGCACTATTGCTATGACACAAGGCCGTGTTGAATTTACTGGTGGTGGGCCACAAGAACCAAGCGCCAAACAGAAATGGCGTGATTCAGGCAAGATACCTTATTCGTTCCGAGTGCGTACTGGAGAAGACAACAATGGCCAGCCAATTTTTAGCCCTTGGGTGTCAATGCGAGCATTTGAACCACTTAGTTCATTGTTCGGAGGAATGGCTGATTACCAGGAAATCGCCAATAAGTTGCCAACTGAAGCGCGGGAACGATTGGGCTCTGCTTTAACAATGGATTTACTTGTTGCTGTAGCTGGCGGCCAATTAAGTAAATCATATTACCAAGGCTTTGCAGAACTATATGAAGCGTTTGCAGGCTCTGGCGAATTAGACCAAGGGCCTAATGTGCGCAGCCCAATTGAAAGATATATTTCTAGATTAATTACATCAATGGTGCCATTCAGTTCTGCTTTGCGGGCTGGCCGCCGAATTGAAGATCCTACGGTGCGAGTAGTACCACCAAGTCCTGTTGAAGGCGGCCTTACTGGCATCCCAATGCGTTTATTTGAAGAAACCTATAACGAACTACGCAATGGAATCCCAGGCTGGTCGGAATCATTACCGCCACGGATCAACTGGATTACTGGCCAGCCATTGCTGTTGTCAGGTATTATGGGCGATGAGTTCCTGCCACCTGATCAACCATACTTATCTACCTTGGCTCAATTTCTTGTACCGTGGTCTCCATTGCAAGTAGCGCCTAAGGTTGACCCGGTTATGGCTGAAATGACCCGGTTATCTGGTAGGGGGGCTAATTTCCGTGGCCCTACCAATACTGATTTTGGCAAGGAGTTCAGGCTTACGCCTCGGCAATTTGCTGATTACTCAATGGCTGCTGCCAATGTGCGCGATGAATATGGCCGCAACATCTATATGGCATTAGAGCAATTGATCAATTCACCTTTTTACCAATCCTTGCCAGAAGGGGAAGTCAGCACAACTGTGCCTAGCAGAAGGGCTGCTGCTATTGATAGAGAGGTTTCTACGTTTAAAGCTCTTGGCAAAATGTCTTATTTAAATAGCCGCCCTGATCTGCAACAAGAGCTTGGAGTTATTGAAGGTCGCACCAAACAGGTGCAATATGAGCTTAAATATGGGCAATCCACTGGCCTGCCCCAGTTCACCGAGGCTCTCCGCTAATGGCTTATTCCTACATCATCTATACCGGCGACGGGTCCACCACTCAGTTTGCCATTACCTTTCCCTATATCAGGAAGGAGCACATCAAGGTCTACGTCAACTATGTAGACACTGCTTATACCTATGTAAACGACACTACCGTCTTGCTTGCTGCGGCACCTGCTTCTCCTTTACCGGTTGAGGTGCGTCGCATTACCCCCCTTAATAATGTATTGGTTGACTATACGGATGGGTCAACTTTAGTTGCAAGCGATCTAGACACTAGCAATTTGCAGCATTTGTATTCGCAACAAGAAATAGACGATGGGATTAAACGAGGTGTTTTTGTAAACGCCGCGACTGGTTTGCCTACTGCAAACAGCCAGCGACTTACTAATGTTGCCAATCCAACTAGTGCCCAGGATGCTGCTACTAAAACCTATGTTGATACAGCAGATGCGCTAAAGGTAACCAAGGCTGGCGACAGCATGACTGGTGCCTTAGCTATGGGCACTAATAAAGTTACAGGCGTAGGGAACCCTACCAATGCCCAGGATGCTGCTACTAAAACCTATGTCGATACAGCAGATGCGCTAAAGGTTGCTAAGGCTGGCGACAGCATGACTGGTGCCCTTTCGACTACAGCGACGCTATCGGCCCAAGGGATAACTTTTGGCAAAGGCACTGCAACTAATACTGATGGCATAGCAATAGGTAGCACTGCTTTATCAGTTAACACTACCGGCATTCAAAATAATGCTTTTGGCATGAGTGCTTTATCAAGTAACACTACTGGTCAATCGAATAATGCTTTTGGCTATGATGCTTTAAAAGGCAACACTGATGGTTCTACAAATATTGCTTTTGGAGATGAAGCTTTAAAAGCTAATACTACCGGCTCGCTTAATACAGGCGTTGGAGACTCTGCACTTAGAGATAATATTGCAGGAGCGTCCAACACTGCTGTTGGGTCCGTTGCATTACTCGTTAACACCGGAAGCTACAACACAGCTGTTGGAGCGGCAGCTTTACACAATTGCACGACAGGTAGCGGTAATAGCGTGATTGGCCACATGACTGCCGCCGGAGCTTTTACACCTGTTTTTAACGTTACTACTCAAGATAACCGCGTCGCAATAGGGACCACTGCCACTACTAACGCTTACGTTCAAGTTGCTTGGACTGTAGTATCAGATGCCCGTGATAAAACTAACCTAAGCGCAATCCCCCATGGGTTAGATTTTGTAAAACAATTAAAGCCAACTGCGTTCCAATTTAAATTAAACCGTGAATCTGAAGAGACCAACGGCCCGTTGCGTTATGGATTTTTAGCACAAGATATTCTTGCTTTAGAAGGCCCTGACAGCGTTATTATTGACAGCGAAGATCCAGAAAAGCTTCGTTATAACGGTGAGTCGTTAATCCCTGTGCTTGTTCAAGCTATCCAAGAGTTAACAGCAAAAGTAGAGGCGTTGCAAGACCGGCTACAATAACAGGGAGCCTTGGCTGCCAAGGCAATATTTACTGCTCTTTGCTTGTCCCCGCTCATGGCAACCCCTCCTTTTGGTTTATCTGTCCCAGGTCTTGCTATTCCTGAGCATGACTACATTACGTTGACATACACGGGGGCAAATGTAACTGGGGTTGTGTACCGTTCTGGCGGTGCTAATGGCCTTGTTGTTACAACTTTAACTTTGACCTACGATGGCAGCAGCAATTTAATCACCATTGTTAAGAGCTAATTATGGCTAGTTACGTTTTCAACCCATTTACCGGAGCTTTAACGCCAGCTAGCGGGGGCGGGGGATTGCCCACGACAGGCGGCACCTTAACCGGCGATGTAATTTTAGATAATCAGGTTGATGCACGATTCCGCGAAGCGACTGCCAATGGCACTAACTACGTTGGCTTCCAGGCTCCAGCTTCTGTTGCGGTTAATGTGCTATGGACATTACCGGCGGCGGATGGTGCTCCTGCGCAGGTATTAAGCACCAACGGATCAGGCACCTTATCATGGGCGACAGCAGGTGGTGGCGAATCGCTATCTCCATTCCTTCTCGTTGGAGCTTAATTTATCATGGCAACCACGTACAAAGTTCTAGGCCAATCAGCACCAGCCGCAAATACTGACACCTCGTTATACACAGTGCCTGCTGCGACCAGTACGGTGGCATCAACGTTGAGTATTTGCAATCGAGGTGTTTCTACCACTTTTCGGATTGCTGTCAGACCTGCTGGTGCATCTATTGTCAATCAACATTATTTAGTTTTTGATAACGTTTTAAGTGCAGGCGATTCAATATTTCTTACACTTGGCGTTACATTGGCCGCTACTGATGTCGTAACTGTTCGGGCTGGTACTGCTGATACAAGCTTTAGTTTGTTTGGATCGGAGTTAACCTAATGAGTTCCCGTACCGTTCAAGGCAATAATGCTCCGGCTCGCACACTAAAGACTGCTGAATCATTTGAGTGGGTGCGTAATCCCGCGTGGCCTGCACTTACAGCGCCAACAACCTCCGAGCAAAAAGTAGTCGGCCTTCATGCGGTGTGGCCTGGTGATGGGGTTGGCAATGGCGGCAATTTTTTTGCTGTAAACTGTGCGGGCAATTATACGGTTGATTTTGGCGATGGCACATCTGTTAATACTGCGACAGGAGTGCAAACCAATTATGAATATAACTTTGCCGATGTTGATTTATACGATGCAACGGTAACATTTACGGATACTGGCGATCTGGTAAATCGCACCGCGCATGGCTATAGCAATGGCGCACGTGTACAGTTTTATCGCATTGTGTCTACAACAGGGTTAGTTGAAGGACAGTTTTATTTTGTTATCAATGCAACGGCAAATACTTTCCAAGTAGCAGCCACTGTTGGCGGCACCGCAATTGCATTAACTACAAATGGATCAGCAGCGTTGCTGCCATACAAAATTGCAACAGTAACGATTACACCGCAAGCAGCGCAAAACCTTACAACTGTTAATTTTAATGTTAAAAATTCAACAACAGGTTTGCAGCAATACGCAAGTGGGTGGCTAGAACTAGCTATTGCTGGGTCTAACATTACTTCGCTAGTAATTGGCGCGGGCGCTACGGCAGTTTTGTATACTTATCTGGAGAATATAAATATTGTGCAATTAGGCGCAATGACAACATCTAGCCTTTTATTTAGAAATGTTGGAATGCGAAATATAACTATGAACGTGCCGGCGGCACTTACAAACATGACCAGCACTTTTTATACTTGCACAGCTTTGACCACAGTGTCGCTACTTAATACAGCAGCAGTTACAAATATGTCTACCATGTTTTATGGCTGCACATCTTTAAAAACAGTGTCATTGCCTAATACAGCAGCAGTTACAAGTACGAATAGCATGTTTTTGGGTTGCACGTCCTTAACAGCGGCACCATTTTTCAATACAACAGCAGTTACAGATATGACCTCTATGTTTAGTGGTTGCGGACGCTTGCAAACAGTGCCGCTATTTAATACAGCAGCAGTTACAAACATGAACCTTATGTTTAATGGTTGCGGACGCTTGCAAACAGTGCCGCTATTTAATACAGCAGCAGCCACAAATATGGCCAGCATGTTTAATGGTTGCACGTCTCTGACAACAGTGCCGCTATTTAATACAGCAGCAGTTACAAGCATGGCCAGTATGTTTAATGGTTGCACGTCTTTACAGACAGTGTCATTGCTTAATACAGCAGCAGTCACAAATATGACCTTTATGTTGAATGGTTGCACGTCTCTGACAACAGTGCCGCTATTTAATACAGCAGCAGTTACAAACATGGCCGCTATGTTCACTGCTTGCACGTCTCTGACAACAGTGCCGCTATTTAATACAGCAGCAGTCACAAATATGGCCGGTATGTTTAATGGTTGCGCATCTTTAACGACAGTGCCAGCATTAGTGACAACTGCTGTAACCAGCAGTGCTAACTTAGGCGCTATGTTTCAGGGTTGCGCGTCCCTCGCTCGCATCCAAGCCGAAGATTTTAATTTTACATTCTCAGTAGCCAGTTGTAAATTATCGTCCGTTGCATTAAATGAAATTTACACAAATTTACCAATAGCAGTGGGACAAACCATTACAGTTAGCGGTAACTACGGTACTGTTGGCGATAACCCCGCCATTGCTACCGCAAAAGGATGGACAGTAACCGGATGACACCCATGAACACCAGCGGCTTTTACAAACTTGATGCAGGAGACCAGCTTTTGCATGGCCCTAATTTTGTGCTAAATGCCAACTACGAGCTACGGCGCGAGACCTACGATCAAAACACGTACCCCGTTGACGGCTGGCATTGGTTTGATTCCGAAAAGCAAGCTTGCATGTTTTTTAACCTTCCCTTTGAAGAGAATCCCGTGGAAATTGACGGGTTTGCAACTCGCTAGAATAAGCGCAACAACAGCTTGAACCGTGATCGAAATTCTTGCTGCTGCGGCAGGCGCTCTGATCTCAGCCTGCTGCGTGGTGAGCATGACGGCGGGTAGCCGCAATGAAGAAACTCGCAGAGCCGTCACAAAGCTGACTTCCAGTGTGGAGCATATTGCCGAAACTTTAAAAATTATCCATGTTGATATGCGCGAAACCAACCGTGAATTATTCAGCAGGTTATCGCTTGTTGAGCAAAGAGTAAGTAAAGTTGAAGCGACCACCAACCTTTAGCCATGATTATTACTCCTGAAACACTGAGCCAGTACGTTGGTGCTGCCATTGGGGTACATGCCACAGCAGTTGCAGTAGTAAACCTGACGCCAACGCCAAAGGATAACGACAGGCTTGGTCGCTACACCGCTTTATTTGTCAAGCTGTACCGAGCAATAGAAATATTGGCTGGTATCTTCACCCCTTTAGTCAAGAAATAGCAGGTTATTTCTTTTTGGCCTTAGGAGGCTTAGCTGTTTTAGCCGATTCCTTAAAGTCTTTGGCTGTAGGCGCACCAGCCGCACCAGGCTTACGCATTTGTTCGCCAGAGCCTGCCTTTATGCGGGCTTTCTTGCGCGCAATGTTGATGTAGAGGCCGTCTTTGGGGTCAGCCATCAGTAGCCCTTCTTGCCGCCGCCGCCCTTGGTGCCTTTGCCGCCTTTCTTCATGGGTTTAGTTGGGATGCAGGCTTATTATACGAGCAAACTTACGTGATTTATGAGCAATTTTCTTGCCGCCGCTAAAAACACAGTACAACCACCCCTTGCTCACCAACAAGCTGCCTGGAATTTTGCTTGGGACCAGCTTGACGACAAACAAAAAGCCGAGTTTTTGGTGCTATTCAGGAGCGACCCCCCGGTCAAGCCTTCATTGTCTGTACAACTTGACGTGCCTTACGAGTACCAACTGGACAATGCCAGTGGAACTGGATATAGAGAATGCTTTAGTAGTTCATGCGCCATGGTTGCAAGGTTCTGGAAGCGTGTCGCCTCAGATAATGCGTACAACGCGATTCGCAGCCGCTATGGGGACACCACAGACGCTATGTCACAGGTCAAAACACTGCAAAGCATGAACTTAGACGCAAAATTTGTCACCAATGCAAGCGTAACTTTAGTAGAAAATGAGCTAAGAAACGGTCGGCCTATTGCTGTGGGTTGGTTGCACCACGGCAGCAGCCTTAATCCAACTGGAGGAGGCCATTGGTCGGTATTGACGGGGTTTGACAACCAGTTTTGGACAGTTAACGACCCAAATGGGGAGGCAAATTTAATCTCTGGGGGGTATACAAGTAGTGCAGGTGGTCGTGGCCAACGCTATTCCCGCTTGAATTTCAATCGCCGTTGGCTTGTCGATGGGCCAAATAGCGGTTGGGCGATTTTATGCAAACCGTTCCCTCCCCACGATGATTGAAACCAAACGCCTTAGCCCTGAAGTCTTGGAGTTCCGCATCCCATATAAATGCGGGGAAACGTTTGAGTTCTTTCTAGCTTCCGATATTCACTTGGATAATCCCAAGTGTGACCGAAAATTATTTGCTCGGCACCTTGATGAGGCTAAGGCTAAAAATGCACCAGCATTATTTTTTGGTGATGTTTTCTGTTTAATGCAGGGCTCGAAGGATCGTAGAGCGGATAAGGGAAGTATTCGCATTGGCCATTTAAAAGGTGCTTATTTTGATACTGTATTTGAAGAAGGTGCTAATTTTCTTAGCAGGTGGGGAGATAACATCTACATGATGAGTGATGGCAATCACGAAACTGCCATCATGAAACATAATGAGGTAGACCCCTTACGCAATGTAACCCGTTTAATGCGCGAGAAAGGGTCTAAAGTAGAGCATATGAGTTATCAAGGTTTTATTTTTATCAAATTCTATCAGCAAAATCCAGACGGCTCACAAGGTAAGGTGCGCATGACTACCTTGGCTTTTCACCATGGTGTTTGGGGTGGAGTAGTAACCAAAGGCACCCTTGGTGGGTCGCGGTATTTTAATATATTCCCAACAGCAAACATTGTTCTTAATGGCCACAACCATGAAAGAACAGTTGTAACGCATACTTGCTATATGCCTAATGCTGTTGGTACTGTAGAAATAACCGACAGATTACACTTGCAAAGTGGGACTTACAAAGAAGAATTTGGCAAATTTGGAGGATTCGCAGTCGAGAAGATTGCTATGCCGAAGTCGCTTGGCGGGCTCTGGTTAAAGTTACGGCCAAGGGATAAAGGTGGAGTAGCTATATCGTGTGAGTTTGCCACTTAATGATCAATCAGCATGTTGTTGAGGTATGGGCTCTTATTGCTGTTTACAGCCCCTATGATGCCGAGACGGTGGAAGACAACATTGCTTCCATGCTAAAAGAAATGGCAGCTAGCGACGGCCATTTGCTCGCCCATGATGTTGATTCCTACCTACTTCCTGAATTAAATGGAACACCAGATTGATGAAACTGAACTCCTTTCTAAGAAAATCACAAAGGCTAAGTTTAGAAAATCAATCATAGAAGAATGGGATAGTTGTTGTTATGTATGCGGCAAGCATTTTGATAAGATTACCCTTGACCATTTAATGCCCAAAAGGGCTGGTGGGCACACAACGCGGTTTAATTTGGCTCCATGCTGCTCGGTGCATAATCGCAGCAAGGGGAGTCAGGAATTATGGAGCTGGTGGACGCAGCATCCAGAATGGAATCTTGAGAGAGCTGTAAAGCTTCTGCACTATTTACGTCGTGCTGATAGCTTGCCATTAGCTGATGATAATACACCATAACCTGCCACATTTGGCTATGCTCCCAAACTTGGCCATTGTAAGTAATCTGACAAACAGTGCCGCTATCGGCATTAATCATCATGATCTTAGGTGGTTTCAACATGATCATTCACGCAAGTGGGCATTTCACGGGGGAACACTTGAACATGTTTAACTTCAAACGGTAGCTTTTCCCATACGTCGCAATCCATAGCTGTTTCCCAAGCTATTATTTCCGATTCGGCCATTACTACAGTCTGAAAAGATCCTTTGGAAGCTTGGTTTTTGTGATTAATAAAGGTAGCTGGCAACCGTACAACCCAAGCTTTTGGTTTATCTTGCTGCCATCCATGTCGCGCTTTTGCCGGTCTTCGGTAAATTTTCCAAAGCCACTCCAAGAAATTGTGCATCTAGGGCTCCCTCGATATTTCCCATAAAGGCTTCTAACTCTAGATCCCAAAGCTCGTCCTTGCGGTCGGCCATGGCTCTATCTTCATCAATTGCTAAGGATTCATTCCAGTATTCCACGACACCAGCTAAGGCGTCTAAACGGTCATCATGCTGTAAGCAATTTTTCTCATAAGTGATGTGAGTTAGCTGGTGAAATAGCTGATACGCCAGCTTGCGTTCAACCGTATCGTCATCACGACCACGACTATCGTTTTCAATTACAGAACGGTTAATAATTAGCCGGTGTTGATTCAGAACTGGCTCAAGAGCGGAAATAATCCGGCGTTCCTTTTGCATATTGGAACGGACTGGTTCCACGGTGCACGGGTGGTGCAAGCGTAGGTAAGGCTTTAGCAGGGATTCCAGCATCCCTTGGCCAAATTGATCTTCCAGGAGGATCAGGTTTACCTTGTTGCGTTTAGCGGCAACAGCTAAACCTTCAAGCACAGCTTCTGTATAGCCATCACGAAAGGCACCAGCGTCTAGAAGGAACAAGTTGCCGTTGAGGTGAGCGACAACGGCATAAGCAGTTTCGTCAGCACCACGACCAGATGGGTCAATGAACATGGCACAGCCTTGGAAGGGCAACCAATCGCCATGGATAAAAGCAGGGCGGTGGTAATAGTCACCACTAAAGCCAACCGCAGGGAGATCACTAACTCGGTACTCAGCGCCAGAGGACCACACAAGCTTCTCTGGGGCGTGGTCAGAGACTTCTAGGACCATCAAGTCACTCAGCCTGAACGGGAAGCGCTCTAGGTCTGATAAGGAAGTATCTAGTTGGAACTGCAACGCAAATTGTGATTGGCCATAGCTCACTTCACGCTCTAACAGATCCATTTCAGAAAAACGACCTGGGTCTACTGGCTTACCAATTAGCTCTCTTGGTGCTTCTGCAACAATGGGGGCTAATGAGTCACCGTATTTCTCTGGTTTGGTTGGGTACCTAGATGGCCAAATACGGGTAGAGAAGCCTTTAAGCAGCAACTTGTTGTAGATCGACTCTTCTGTTTGTGGTGTGCCAAGGTACATGACCTCACCACCGGGTTTAAGGATGGCGTTGTATTCACCAACAGCTGCCAGTAACTTCTCCCTCATCCCTACTGACCAGGAGGTAGTAGGGGTTTCTATGTCATCTGGGATTATTAAGTCAGCTCTGGAGCCTGTCACCTGGCCAAAAATACCAACAGCTTTTACTGATGGGCTTTTATCTGGCCGCGACTGCCGTACATCAAACGCATGAACAGCAGATCGCTGCTCCTCTCGCTGCGGCTCTAAGCATTTCAGTATGGGCATATCACGTATCAGCTGTAAGCAGAAGGTTGTGAAGTTTTTAGCTTCTGCCCCACTAGCTGAGTTGACCATGATCTTTTGCTGTGGATCTAACCGCAGCCGCCACAAAACAAAAGAAGCTGCCATCCATGATTTACCAACACCTCGATAACCTTGAATGATTCGGCGCTTAGGGCCGTGCTGCATAAACTCAGCTATATCAAGCTGTATCGGTGTTGGATCAGGTAGACCCATGTGTTTCCATACGACACAAAGGAAGTAACGGAAATCACTGGCAAATGGTTCTGGCAGGTCATGCCAAATAGCAATGGGGCGACTCAACTTAAGGGTTAACCAGCAAGGCTATCAATAACAATAAAGTTAATGGTCAACGCTTCTGATAAAGAACCAGCTGTGTTATTTACAATGCGGTAATCAATAGAACCATCTTGAGCACAAGCATGAACGCTGTATGCGTTAGATGTACCACCGCCGCCTTGGTTGCAGATCACAACGTCAGTAGCACTACATGTGGTGTTGGTTTGAGTGAACTTAACAGTTGCACTGCTGGCCAAAGCAGCAGCGTTCATCGTGATAACACCTGCTTTGGTGTTAAGCGTTACAGCTGTCGTCTTGCTTGTTGCTTGTGTAACAGCGCCGCAAGAATTAGGACTCATACCAATTGCAGCAGCAGCCCCAATAGTCCTGTTAATTGGGGTAGCAATAGCAAAACCAGCAGGAATTGAAGTCATGGTTCCAAGAGGTGGGGGGAAATTAAGATGCTCGGCGACGAGGCATGTGCACTACCTTATCAAGATTTGGAAGATTTGACACTAGCTCGCCAAAAGGTGTGCCTTCTGTGGGTTGGGCTGATATTGAATTGTCTTTCAAAAACTGACGGAGGATATTCATTTCACCAGCAGTAATAGTGCCTTCTTGTAATTTTTCTTTCAAAAGTAGGGCCAAACCAGCATGGAGATCAGCAAGATCGTCCTGGATGTTTTGTTTAGCCATTGCGATTGCCTCCACCCATACAACATTTATAGCATAGCCTTTTTGTTGACAAAAGGGAGGGGCCACTCAGGGCCCCAACCGCAGTAAACCCACCACAGGTTACCAAAGAAACCATAGCACATGGGGCAACTATTGCCCAAACCGAGGAAGGATTACGCCCCTTAAATGTTACAGTACATTTGTTCTTACGCCTTAAAGGAACCCCATACCCCTTAAGCTAGCCTAAGATTAGCCTTAGATAATCCTCTGTAAGAGAATAACTAAGATTAACCTTAGGCTAGTTTAAGTTGCTCTGAGGGTACATTCCCCTCTATCTATCTAAAAAATAATCTTAGATAATATCTTTAAGATAATCCTAGATAATCTTCTTACAGAAAATACCTAGGGCTTACTTAAAGACAGCCATAGAGGACAACGCATGGTACGGCTGTACTAACCCTGTCCAGGCTTAGTCGCTGGGGGGCAGAATACGACGACTCCTGTCCCTATCCTCTAAGGCTTACTACAGCCCCTCTACAGGCCCTCCATGCCCATCTATGGCTCTTACCATTACCTACCAGCTCTAGCCCTCTTGCAGCCTCTTCCAGAGGCCAATAAGAGAATCCAGCTGATTAGCCATAGAAGAGCCCTTTGGCTTTTTTGCGCTGTTTTCGCTAACCCGGAATTAGTACGAGTTACCTGAGACTCACTCGTACTAGCCGGGGGCTGGCCGGGGATTAGCCGGGGGCTAGCCGGGGGTGCTTTTTGTTGCCTAAATTTCTGGGGCTTACGCATAGTGTCCGGGGCCCGCTTCACCCCCCTGGGGGCCTGCTGGGGTATTTCAGAAGGGGCCAGGGGGTGCCTGCCTGTCCAATGCTGGCCAAGGTGGCCACGGCAGGGCAGGAGAACCCTTGCAGGGCAGGGCTTGCGTACCTGTGTTTAAGGCAGTTACTCAGGCTTGGACAGGGCCACCAACTGGCCCAGGTCGCTGGGAATGGGAATCATTCTCACTCTGGCTGTCAGTGTTGCCGCTCCAGGTCTTAAGGGGCCAGTGGAAACCGGGGGCTAGTTAGTGGAAACTCAGGCTGGCTAGTTCAAACCTTACGAAATGTTACAGCTACCCATTACATCTCCCAAAGGATGCCTAGGATCGATAAAGCAGCAAGCGGGGTGACCCTTCACCGCTTTTGCTACCCACCACCACCACAGGAGAAACCAAATGACAATTACAGCAACCAGGGCCACGGCTCGGGACCTATCGCCAACCCGCAAGACTTACGCCAGCAGGGTTGAGGAGGCCACCGGCTGGACTATTGCTTGGCGCTACTGCACCGATGAGCAGGTCTGGGCGTTCTATCTGCTCGACCCATGCGGGGACCAGGACGGTGACCCCTTCTACTGCTGGGATGATCTAACCGATTACTGCCAGGATGCAGTGGATGAGTACGAGGCTCTGTACCACAGCATTGAGCCCGCGTATTACGAGGATCAATTCAGCGACGCAGAGGGGGGCCTGTGATGGCTAACCCCAACCATGCAGCACAACAAGGGCCCATGGAATTGAGCACCCTCACCCGATACCTAGCCAGGGCCCATAACAACAGCTGCAACAGGGCCGCTAGGTGGGGGCACCGGGGCACCAACGCCTACCTCGAGGCTTGGAACTGGTGCAATGCAATAACAGCAGGGCTAACCACAGCCCGTCCTAGTTGGTTAGCACAGCGGGCCATCAGTGCCTGTCAGGAGGTGTGCCCCATGGATTGGTTAGAGGGGGCCCCCTCCCACGTAATCAATCAAGGCCGCTATGCCAATTGGGATGGTTCCGCCGTTTGAAGCCAGCACGTAGGCAGGGCCCACCAGGGCCTTGCTTATCTGCTGCCCTCATTGGGTAGCACCACCACCACAGAGAAACCAATGACTTTAACCACAGCAACCATCCGAGCGAACGAAGGCTACCCCGTAAAAGACAGCGGCCTATTGATGGGGCCCGTAATAATTACCCGCTACTTGGGCCCCACTAACTGCCGAGGGTCTCGGGTCAAGGCTACCCACGAGAGAGATTCTGAGATCACGTGGCGGGCCACCCTCGATTGGGATCACAGCCTGAACACAGAAGAAAACCACCAACTGGCAGCAGAGCAATTGCTCAGCAAATGGGTAACAAGTGACGACCTAGTGATTGTTGGCCGCGGCCATGATTACAGCGCCTACTACTGGCTAGTGGTTGGAGCTTGGCAACTAAAGGTGGCAGCATGAGCCGCCATTACCCAGAGGCAAACTATCCCGGCGCGAGCCGGGTTTTTCCCATGCTTACCCAGGAAGAACACGACCTCCTCTACACCTTGGTTAGGTGCGCATCCAACGAACTTGGCACCCCGCACAAAGACGTTGAGCCGGGGGGATATGCCGACCTGCTCTACGGGTTAGATCGAAAGATCAGCCTTTACCGGCACCAGCGCCGGGAGTTCTCACTATGACCCGCACCACCTGGGCCATCCTTGCCGCCTGTTCCGTCTGGTGGCTAGCAATGTTGCACCTACTAGCACAGGTGCCAGAACCACCAGCACAGCGGCCCCCCTACCTGTTCCCGCAGGGCCAGGGCCAACCGTTACCCGACTAAACCACCACCACCAGAGGCCCCAACAATGGGGCCTTTTTAATGGGCACCAATACCCCGGCCACAGCTAGGGCCACAGCTAGGGCCACAGCTAGGGCCACAGCTAGGGCCAGCCCCCCTCGATCCACCAGGGCCAGCCCCCCTCAATCCGCCAGCCCCAGCCCCAGCCCCAGCCGGGGGGAGGGGGGAGGGGGGAGGGGGTAATGAATGTGTACCTCCATGAATGTGTACCTCCATTAAGAAAAGCTACAGCTAAACTGACACACGCCAGTGGGTGTGCCATGCTTGCATCGCAGCCACGGCTGTACCCACCACTGCACCACTAACTATGGAGATGCCAAGCGTTGCAGTATGCAGTGTTGCTATTGCAATTAATGAATGGGGTGAATGGGAAGCTATCGGTTCATCTAATACCACACGGTATGAGATGGCTGAAGATGCACGTCACCTATTAAAAGATGGAGCTAACTTTATTTCAGACAACATCCAAGTACATTGGGTTGAGGTTGAACTCCCTTTTCCTTCAGTCACCAAGGGGGTAGTAGTAAGTGAATGACAGCCAAGCAATGGCAACCCTACGTAATGAGTTGCTTAACAAGATAGCTGCTGTGTACCCCAGCCCGATTGATGCAAAGCAATTGGAACTTAAATGCCGGATGCCTTTCCTTACACGAGATAAGATCTGGTATCACGACGCTGTGCTTGAACAGTTAAAGATTTTGCATCACGCTCGATTGATCCGCCCTTTTCACGGTGGCTACACCCTGACTGAAACAGGCAGGAGAGATCGCGCTATGGCTGCTAGGTTCACTGACCCAGGGCCAGAGGCAGCATGAACCAACTGATCGAGGATCAACGCCAGTTATTAGTAGCTAATTATCACGACGCAGTTGTCTTATCTCTGCGGATGCAGGAGCAAACAGATGAAGCATGGGATCAGCTACAAAAATTCAACACCACCCACCCCCAACGAAAAACCAATGACTAGCACTATTGCCAAGGCATACCAGCCACCAGCTGAGGATATGTACCCAGCCACCATTATGCCTGCAAAAGTACAAGCCAACGCTTCAGGCGAGGTGCTGTGGTTTGCTGAAGGTTTCGGCTGGTATGTAGGTGGCTTTGCCTCACCGCACATGCCTAACACTACATACTGGACTTATGTCCCTGATCGTCCTGCTTGTGAGAACAGCAATGCATTACGGGATTCTGAGTTTGACCGGTGGATGCTGACCTTTAGCAGAGAAACTAGAGAAGCATTAAGGGATACCTTAAGCACTGCATTCCATGCAGGTTGGCGGTTAGGTCGGCAACCTAATGTCAACCATTGAGGAGCAGCTTGCACTAGAGCGTGAGATGTTTCAGCTTGGTGCTGATCGTCATGCCTTTGTTAATAACAGACGGCAAGAACGTGGCATGGAATCGCTTAGCCAATACGGCGAAGCTTTAACTGAGCTGGGTATCAAACCTTTAGTGCAAGTAATTAGAGACACACGTCGTCGAATGAAAGAAGGCAAGGCTGGCCCTGGCTATGCTCACATGCAACCCCTTCTACTGTTAGCGCCACACAAAACAGCAGCTACGGCTATGCGGTGTGTCGTGGATAGTATCCAAAAGGGGAACAAGTTAGTAGAGCTGGGTCGATTAGTAGGTGAACGCCTATGGATTGAAACTATGCTGGCCCGTGCTAGTAAGTGGGAGATGATTACCCACGAAAAGATACGCAGTACCTATAAACAAAAGATGCAGGATATAAGACGCATGAAGGCAACAGAAGAATGGACAACAAGAGAGAAGGTAACGACAGGCGTGTGGTTAGTTATGCACATCGCTGAATTAACAGGGATGATCATACTAAAAACTGCGCGTGAAGGTGGCCGCAGCCCTTATGTTGTATCACCTTCACCTAAGTGCATAGAGTTTATCAATGATGTGATAACAGCAGGTAAGTTGTTGTGTCCCTTTGCTTTACCTATGGTTGTGCCACCACGGCCATGGGATAAAGACCTAGAAGGTGGCTACTTAACTAGCATACCCAACAGTAAGCTAACTAAAGATGCTAGCCCGCTAGGTGTAACAGGGGATGAGCCATTCATTAAGGCTGCTAACTTACAACAAGCAGTGCCATGGCGGGTAAACAAATGGGTGTTGGAACAGTTGCAATTTGCATGGGATCAAAGCTTATCTATTGGCAGGCTATTACCCCGTGAAGGTTATCCTATTCCACCCTACCCTAAGCATTTACCTGATGACCATGAAGATGTAAGGCAATGGAAGTTCAACGCTCGCATACTGCATGAGAAGAACGACAAGTCTATTAACCGACGTGTCGCTACAGCTAAGCAGTTATGGATAGCTAACCGCATGGCTAGCTACGACAGCATATATTTCCCAACTCAGATAGATTTTAGGGGTAGGTATTACTATCGCCCCCCATTTCTTAACCCACAGACTAATGATATAGGTAGATCGCTGCTGCTATTTGCTGAGGGTAAACCTATAGCTACAGCAGAGGAGGCCAGCTGGTTATACATACATGGTGCCAACATGTATGGCCATAGCAAGCTGACTTGGCAGGCCAGAACAGATTGGGTTAAACAACATCACGATCAGATCATGGTGGCAGGTGCTGACCCATGGCGTAACGCTGTGTTCTGGACTGGGGCTGCTGACCCATGGCAGTTCCTGTCTTTCTGCCGTACCTATCAGCAGTTCAAACAACATGGCTATGGCTATGTGTGTTGCCTGCCAGTGGTGCTCGACTGCACCTGCTCTGGCATCCAACATTACTCAGCACTGCTTAGGTGTGAAGAGATGGGCAAGCTAGTTAATCTAGCTAGTAGTGAGAAGCCGCAAGATATATATAGCGTTGTATTAAACGAGGTGCTGTCCATACTGCGTGTTGATGCTGCTGATGGTAACGAACACGCTCAGTCATGGTTGCAATTACAACCTGATCGCAGCCTGCTTAAGCCTGTAGTAATGACAGTACCTTATAGCGCTGGTCGTACATCAATCCTTGATCACGTCCAACGCTGGGCCTTTGATCGGACAGCTGAACTGTACGGTATAAACAATTGGAAATTTAAAGCTGGTGCTATGGCGGCAGTGCATTACCTAACCACAATCCTATGCCAACAGACCTATATGTTTATAGGTCCAGCAAAAGAAGCAATGCAATGGTTTAAACGGTTAGGTAATTTAGCTGGCAAGCATGAGATCAAACTACAGTGGACTAACCCAGCCGGGTTACCTATTACTCAAGGTTACCTTGATATGAAGGGCACAGTAATTACCTTGCGATACCTATCTAATGTATCGCTAAGGTTTACTGCTGGCTTAGAAGAGAGAGGGTTAGATCCTAGACGTATGGGTACAGGGCTTAGCCCTAATGTTATCCACTCATTAGATGCCAGTCACATGGCATTCACCACGCTCGATGCTTTTGCAAAGGGCATTACAAACCTTGGAGGTATTCATGATTGCTTTGCCACGACCCCCGCCGAGATGGCTGTGTTGCGTAATTCAGTACGCAATACATTTGCTGATCTTTATAGCCGTGATGTACTCAAGGGTATAGTCGATCAGCTAACTAAACAGTTGCCATCTGAGGTAGCTGATTCAATCCTGCCTGGTCCAGAACTAGGCACACTAAATCCAAACACCGTTCGCCATTCCACCTACTTCATCACATGAGCAACTTCATCTTAATCAAAGGAGAAAAATTCACCACTCCTGTTGCTAAGTTTCAGTATCCAAAGCTAGTTGAACCTGACACTAAGTTTCACCCAGAAGGGATGTATGAGGTGATAGCTGTAATGGATGCGTCTGATCCAGAAGCAATCCGTTTAGCTGAAGACCTAGATAAATTCCTGGAGCAACACAAGGCTTCATTAAAAGCACAAGCACCCACCACTAAGTTTAAGTTGACCGATTTGCCTTGGCGCTTTGAAGAAATTGATGGGATGCCTGCACTTATTTTAAAAGCTAAGAGCAAGGCTAGCGGTGTTGATCGTGACGGTAAGAGTTGGGCACGTAAGCCTGCGTTGTTTGATGCCAAAGGTAACCCAGTTACTGATCGCTATTCAGTAGCTGGCTTATGGTCTGGCACTACAGGCAAGGTGGCGTTTCAAGCTTCACCGTTTTATACCCCGGTGATAGGAGCAGGTGTAACCCTACGGCTGCAAGCTGTTCAGATCATTAAGTTGGTTGAGTCCGGCGGTAGCGGTAGCAGCCATGGCTTTGGCGAAGAGAAAGGTTGGACGCCAGGCGGCGCCTCGACAGCAGCGCCAGCTGCCGTCCCCTGGGATGCAGAACCCATCGCAGACGAAGCCGACTTCTAGGTTTCGCAGCAAGTACGAGGCAGCAGTCGCTGCCTCCCTTGTTAAACGTGGTCTTGACTGCAAGTACGAAGCCAAAGGTTTCGGCTACACAATCAGAGCTACCTACACCCCTGACTTCTTCTTGCCTAATGGGGTAATAGTAGAAACCAAAGGGCACTTCAGCTCTGATGATCGGCGCAAGATGCTGGCTGTTAAAAGCCAGTACCCATTACTGGACATTCGCTTGTGTTTCCAGAATGCACAAGTGAAATTATCTAAGGCACCTAAGTCCCTTGCTTATTGGCAATGGGCTGAACGCCATGGTTTCCCATGGTGCCAAGGCCACATCCCCACCACCTGGTTTACCGATGCCATCCAAACTCCTGCGGCATGACCCGTGCCCTGCTTGTGGCAGCAAGGACAACCTTGCTGTCTATGACGACGGCCATAGCCATTGCTTTGGTTGTGGCCACCAAATCCAACCAGCAAAAGATAAGCCAGTGCAACCCATCCAACCATTACCGCCACCCGTCAGTCCGTTAATAGAGTTCACCTCAATTAAAGGATTAGCGAAAAGAGGTATCACTGAGACAACAGCTAAGCACTTTGGTTATGGC